ATGGCATACGAAAAATTGCTGGCCAAGGTGCGTGCGATCTTGGCCACAAAGGCGATGGGAACACCAAGAGACGGTTATCAGAAAGAAGCAGCCATGGCAGTCGAACGCATCCTTGCTTCCGACACAAGTAGCGATGCTGCTACCGAACTGGCGCGAATTCACCGAGAAGTATCCGGAGCCCATTCCTGCACGCCGGAGAATTTTGATGATGTGGCCAGGCAAATTCTGGATGTGATCAGGCGGCATGGATAATGTATAAGCCAAAAGTGACCAGTCTTTTTTGCGGAGCTGGTGGATTCGATCTTGGTTTTGAACTTGAAGGATATCAAATCATCGACAGAATTGATAACAACCAGGGATGCATCGACACCATTAAACTGAATCGGCCATCGGCCCAGGCACGATGCATGGATGTCAGGGACTACAACGCCCATGACGCCAAAGGGACCGATGTGCTGCTTGCAGGATTTCCATGCCAGGGATTTTCTACCGGCGGACACAGAAACCCGCACGATGAAAGAAACAACCTGTATCGTGAAGTACTAAGAATCGCCGCCATCGCAAAACCAAAAATTGTTGTCATGGAGAACGTGCTCAACCTTGATCACATGAAATTTCCAGGCACCAGCAAAAGCTTTGCAAAGCATATTGCTGAAGAGTTTAATGGTATTGGATATACAGTGTGTTTGAAAAGTCACAACGTGTGCCACTTTAATGTTCCGCAAAAGAGACGAAGATTTGTGTTTGTGTGTTTTCTTGGTAACCCATCTTACAATGGGTGGTGGCGTGAAAAAACTGGACACACGACATTGGCGAGAATGTTTCTTGAAAATATTCCATGCGATGCTGCGAACCATAACCCGTCATGGGGGCTTGGTGATTCAGTGCACGAAGAAACAGGAGAGCCGCTGGACCAGGAACCACCGATTCCTGTTCGATTATCCCGAACAGCGTCGCTTGGTCATCCAATCAGGAATCTTGACCAGCCATTTCAAACCATTGACACTGGAACAAATTGGGGTTGGGCGCAGGGAAACGTATCTGCAAAGAAAGTTGATGGTTTGTGGCGAATCACAGCATCGAAAATCAGGCAATTTACCTGTCGCGAATACGCAAGGCTGCAGACATTTCCAGATAATTGGATATTTGACGCCAAGTCCAAAACAGATTGTCGCACACAGGTTGGTAATGCTGTTCCAGTCAATTTTGCACGCCATATCGCAGCTTGCCTTTATGATTGGATGGGCGCCTCTTGATCATGACAGCTAAACGCAATGAGGCGGCCCTTGTCTTCAAGGATGAACTTTCGCGAAAGCCGGTCACTTGCACAGCCGGCAGGAGCTACTTTGTCATCCGTGGTGACGGCAAGATTTACAGGTGTCTTTATAACCCGAAGGTTGTGGGTGACATGTCTCTTCCCGAACTCGTCCAGTTGTCCGGCGGAGCCATGGTGTGTGACTGGAAGAACTCGCACGACAAACTGGTGGATTCCTGCCACCCTTCCGGAGACCTGATGTTTGCGACCTTCTGGGAGGGCGGCGTGAAAAACGAGGCTCCATGGCCATTTTGGAGTGAGCCAGAAGATCCTGCCAAAGCTGTAGCGGACAAGGCCTACTTCCAGGTTCTGCCGGTGATGTCCAGATGCAACCACGCTTGCCCCTACTGCTGCAACTTCTACTTCGAGGCCGACGATGGAACGATCGTTGGCAGACCCAAGGACCACGACAAGGACCTTGCGCTCGGGACCTGGACGCGATTCCTGGAGACGTGTGCCCGAAAGCTTGAATTTGCTCACTTCGGGTTTCTCGGTGGCGAACCGATGCTCTACTCCCATATCGTTCCGCTCGTTGCGGAGATCGTGAATGAACGTGGGTGGGAAGTTGGCATCTGTAGCAACATGAGCCTCACGCGCAAGTTCAGGGAGATCGCCGAGACGATCCATCCGGGCAAGAGGCATCTTGTCAAGTTCAGCGCATCCCTCCATCCATCCGAGTCACGGGCTTTCCGCTGGGAGGTTTACTGGGAATCCGTCAAGCTGCTCAAGGACGCCGGGTTCGAGGTGCGTGCGACCATGGTGAGCTGGCCGGAGCAAACCTACCTGTTCGAGGAACTTTCAGAAAAGCTCGCATCAATCGGTGTTCACCTGCGCCTGAAGGGGTGCGGTGGATACGAGATACCGGCTATTGACTGGGCGTACATAGGTCAGCACGGTGGTACCAGCGAGACGCCAGACTACCTCAAGGAAATCGGGTGGTTTGCGAAGGGGAAAGATCCAAGGCAAAAGCCATGATGTCCATCGATGAACTAAATGGCTTTGCCAGGAAATCGTGCACAAGTGGGCACCGTCACTTCAATGTGATGCCGAACGGTGACATGTATCGCTGTGTGGCTCTGTACTATGCGGGCAAGACAGGTGTTATTGCCAATATCACGGACCACGATTCGATGCAGCGTATCTTCTCGAACAAGATGCCTTCTCCATGTAGTCATGGAATATGTGCATTGCAATGCGATGGTCACAAAACCGAGCAAGTGGTGGATGGCATGATAGACCATTGCGGATCCGACGTAGAGGGGGCTGGATTCGTTGGCAGGGATTACTGCATCCTTCAAGTTCATATGCTGTCAGCGTGTAATTGGTCATGCGAATACTGTTGTGCGTCTAGTTGGATGCGCTTACGTACCCAAAGTGTTTCTACGGATCACTGGCGCAGGTTTGCTTCGATACTTGTCGACAGTTACGGAACGGGAATGGTCCTCATGATGGGTGGCGAACCAACCATTCATCCAGCATGGGAGGAATTTGCCGGGCGCCTTCTGCATGCTTCGTGGCATGTCAGGCTGGTAACCAATTTCAGCCTCCATAGAAAAATAGAACGGTTTGCAAGATCACTTACAGAGAGTGCGCGAAAGCATTTCATGGTGAACGTGTCTCTTCATCCAACCCAATGGAAAGATGGTTTCGACGAATATGCGTGTGCGATTGACCACCTGTCTGAAATGCGTGTGCCGATGAGTTTCACCGTAGTGGACACGCAAGACAACAGGAGACTTCTTGAGAAATATGACGTTGAGGCAAAATGTCGAAAGCACCCTCTTGTCTGGTTCGATTACATCAGGGACATAACGAAATGAACGGACTTCCCGACGAATCATCTCCGTACGCACTGGTTTCCAGTCACATAAAATCCGTTTTGCCGTTTCATGGAAACGTAATTGAGTGCGGCGTATGGCGCGGAGGCACAACGTTGAGGATCGCTATGGAGTTTGGCGACGAACTCAGGAAAGAAGGGAAGAAACTCTACGGATGTGATACTTTTGGCGCCACCCACCCAGCTTTATGCATGGATGGTTCATCTGACATTCATATTGATGCGAGACCAGTTGATCTCGTTGTGAAATTATATGAAGAGAAGTTGCTTGATTTTGTGCAACTGGTATTCGGACACGTTGAGGTCACACTAGATGCTTTTCTCAGCAAGGAGAAATTCAGTTTCGCATGGCTGGACGTCGATTCATACCATGGAACAATGTTTGCCGCAAAGTGGCTGAAAGATCGCATGGTTCCTGGAGGTATAATCGGCTTCCATGATTATCATGCCAGTTGGTCATCAAATACAGTGGATGCCGCTGTTGATAGAAGCATTGGTAGCGACGATAGTTTCTCGATTATCGATGAGCGCGAAATTTCAGTTTTCTTCAGGAAGAAATGATGAACACGTTGTGCTCCGCAGGATACAACTACTTTTGGATCAAGAGCGACGGTGTCGTTAGGAGATGCATGAATCACGCATATCCTTGTAATGGTGATGAATGGCCGCATTACACAGTATTGAAACCATGGGAATTCCTAAAACCAGATCACTGCTTGCCAACCGTGTTATCACCATGCAAACGTGACAACTGCTTTCCTCAGTGCGATGGTATTTCAACAGTTCAAATAAGAGACGGATTAACACATACAGGATTTCTTGTACGCAACAGACCATTGCCATTTTTCATGGCGCAATGTGCCATGGCGAACAGGTGTAATTACAAATGCGCGTATTGCGATTTCTCTGATATCGATGATCCAATTGGTGAAAGGTGGATCGATTTTTGGGAATACGTTGTTGCGCATTACGCAAGTGGAAATGTAAGAATGGTTGGAGGAGAACCATCAATTCATCCGGCCATGCCAAAAGTAGCAAGAGTGTTTGCAAAGAAACACCCGCATTTTGTCCTGTCCTTATTTTCCAATACGTCAAATTCAAGAGCGGTGATCGAAATAGCAGATATCTTGGGGCCCGCACTGCACTTAAATGCGAGTTGTCACCCAGATGATCCAAGATTCAGCCGAAAGAAATTCTTCGATACCGTGGTCGAAGCAAGGAAAAGACGGGCACATATCATGGTTTGCATGGTTTTATACAGTACGACCATCGGGCTTGTTCCCATAGTACAAAGAGAATGCAATGAACGTGGTATATCGCTAGCTCTGCAAACATGCCTCGGCTTTCCCATGACAACTCAAGATGAAGAACTCTCAAAGTCAATTAATGGCGCAAATTCGAAAAGCGATTACCAGTTCAACAGGTTGTACGACGGATGGAAGAAGAACGTGTTGGAAAGTTTCCGCTGATGAAGCCGACCTGGATGTTCTCATGTCCGATTCGCTCGCGATCTCCATGGCCATCATGCGAGAACTTGTTTGATATTAAATTATCTGAAACAGGACACGCAGATCATAACGAAGTCTGTTTCTATGGAAATGATCCGACGCTGGATGATTGGTTTGTTTCCATACTTGGTAACCGAATAAAGATGGGTCTGCGGACATCGATTGTTGGAGGATTGTCAAGTCACAACCTAATAGGAAACGTGGTAGTAGCCGACACATGGAAATTGACTTCGTTTACATGTGTGGTCATCGCATCTGAACACGCAAAAATTGAACTGCCGCTCGGCGTTATCACGTGCCTTGAACGTAATGGTTTTGACATAAGCGTGATAGTGATCGACGACGGATATTGGACCTCAATAGTTGATGACTATCGACTGTGCACAAATATTCCGTTTTTCATCACTGACCGCGATACTGTCAGATCACAGTTTCGAACATAAAGACTGACTCATGGCGGTATCACGGATCCTCGCGGACGACCTCAATCCTGTCCACATCTGCAAATTCGCCAATAATAGCCGGATTGAACGAAAATGCCACATCGTTTCCGACGGTACACTCAATCCTGATGACCCCACTGGACTCCTCGCCAAGGACCTCAGCTCTTACGATGTTCAGTTCGATGGATGTGCCATCTGACCTGACCAGTCTCAAAATGCGTTTCGGTTTCTTTTCCTTTTCCTGCTGGTTGTCTTGCGTCATGTCGTTAACTCCTTTCTCTGGGCCATACTATGGCTTGGAGGTGCATTGCGATGGATGGAATGATAATTCCGGTGACCGTGGACAGGCTTGGACTCCAAATGATGGATGGCCCAAGATGGATTCCCCTTGGCGACATCCATAAGCCAGATTACAGGAATCCGATTTTCCCCTACCTGCACGGCAGGGTCTACTGGTCGCACCAGTTTATGGTGGGCCAAACCTACGTGGTGCCGATGGGTGACGTGAGCATGACCATGGACGTGCATGGTCCCATGGCCGATATTCAAACTGATGCCAGTGGACGCCTTTACCTGGCCAATGGTGTGGAGAAACTCGACTTCATCTGGTGGTATGAAGCCAGCGTGGCCCCGCTCCTGGACGATGACAGTGCATGGATCAAGGGACGCGACATCAAGACCGCGTACCGCTTGAGGAGCATCCTCCAAGGTGTCCCTGGATGGGATGGCAGGCAGCACCACTTCCATTCGGAGGACATGAAGCGGGACGCGATGAAGTTTATGATGCTTCTCCACTCCATCGTACGCGGCGCAGAAACCATGGAAAGGACCATTCACCCGGCCACGGTACCCGTGCGAATGACTCCGGAACAGCCGTGGAAAAACGTAGTTGATGAAAACCCGTCCACGCTTGAACGACTTGATGACCTGCCGCCCAGACCGAGATCCTGCCACCGGTGCGAACCCGCCGTGGATTTTCCCGATCGCGTTGACATGGAGCGCGGCTAATCTCACGGCATTATCTCTCTTTCACAGGCAATCCAGCAAGTCAGCGCCATGAAGATCACCATGGCTTTATCAGCCTTTGTCTTGAATACGGTAATGGCATGGTGCAGTAAAAGATCGACGAGAAACACCGAGCCCATTGCGATGTAAATGGCTGTCTCCTGCCAGATGCAAATAGCAACAAAGCAGGCCGCCACCAGCGGAAGGAACATGGATTCCATTATTTCGCAAATGAAAGCCATCGCACGTGTCACGCGAATAAACATCATGGTCCTGGAAAATGACACATCAGCCATCATTAATGCCTTATCAAGATCGTTTGGAACATCGACATTGGCAATGATACCCATGACACGTTCCTTGTCCATGCTAAGCACAACTTCCTTGAACGATGGATCAACGATGTCAAGAATGTTCCGATATGTGGTTTCGCCATCCATAAACTCATCTCCGAGCGCAGAATACGCCATTCAAGGCATATGTCAATTCAATACGATGAATAATTAGCGTTTAATTTTTCGAATAAGATCATCGATGGAATTACCAGCTTGTGCTGGTTCTGTGGGGGCAATTGACGGTCTGACGTGCCATGTGACCACTGCCCTGCTAAGGAGTGAGTCATGAATGGTCACGCACCTTTTTGGACGCATGGAGAGGCCATGGAACGGTATTTCAGCGTGACTGTCGATCTTTCCATCGGCATAAGTCCGCACAACGCATCCATTAACTGCATTCCAGTCAATCTTGAGACCCTTGATTTCGTAGAGAACAAAAAGCCCATCTCCGGGCGTGGCAAGACACACGGCAAGGTTTGAATCTGCCACCATATCATCATCAATGGTAAACCACACATCGAAATCATGAATACCGTCTGGATCTTCACGCGATAAAATGAATCTCGATGGATCAATAACAGCCATCCTGGATGTGTCGCGCCCCTCGTTGTTCGCGAGCATGTCAGCCGCGAACATTTGCGCAAACGTGAGACGTCGGCGCGGTGGCTCCCTCATGATCTCGCCTTGACTGCCTTTGCCAGCTTGGCATTGAACGCCTTAATATCAGCCTGAACTTGCTCTGATGGTCTTCCGTCACTTAAGCGTAGTTCGTGGAAAAGGTCCATCACGGCATCGTGCTGCTCGCGGCAAAGATGTGCGTCCATCGCCACTCCATCAACAACGACTTGAATCGTGTGCGTAGCCTGTTCCCCCGTAATATCACATCGTTTTTCCATCGTTTTCTCCCGTTGCATAGTAGACAGATTCTGATTTGATAACTACCATGCCTGCTGATGCCAGTTCCCTGGCAATATTCTTCTCAGACGCTGGAATGGTGATACTCCACGAGAATCCGCTCTTGGTTAGAGATCTCGCAATCTTTTGGGTATGCTCGCCCATGGGCCTGTTTACATTGATGTGCAGGTCATCGGCCATTGGTATGGCCATTTTGCCGATTTCCTTTAGCGTATTTGCCATGCTCGATTCCGATGGGTTAACGTAGATGGACGCAAGTGAGTAGTGTTTCACATGAATAGGAGCACGTTTGCCCGTCGCCATGCTGCAGTCGATGGATGCAGCAAATGAGCCGTGCTGCCGCGACATACCTGACAGGCGTGACATGATGAAAAAGGCAATACCAGCTTGTTCATCTGTTTTGATGTCGCCACAAAGCCTGGCCATCTCGGCCAGCACCGGGTATTCGGGTGGCGAGACAAACCGTTTGTCAGCCGACATGATCACATCAAAGACCCGCTCACTGTGTGACCGGTCCATCATACTTTTCGCCCATGGTCTTTCATCAATGGCCAGGTAAACATCGTGCCCAGATGCAAATGGCATGATCGAAAAAGGACTGAAGCCAAGCTCCAGCCATATTTTTCCACGGAAGGATGTGGCCATGTCATGCAGTTCCGCTGACGGTTCAATAAGCGTTGGCCAGAAAAGTCGCCTCCCCGGGGTCACGCCTTGAAACTCCTGTTTATCCTTCAACCCTCGCATTGGCGTATTGGGTGTTTCCACATTGCCCGCCGGTACATGGATATCGCTCATCGCCTCGGTCTCCAGACTTCGTTCATGGTTGTCCCCTACGGGGACAGGGATCAATCAGATGGATGGCACCGGTACGCATGTGCAAAGATCGCGTCAAAGACCTATGACCATGCATTTGTTCTTGAATCAGCCCCGCCATCCGTGTGGCTGGATTCATTTGGATCAGTCAACTGGATACCCATGGTTGAGTTCACACTCGCGGACCATGTGGCCAGGCTTGCAGATCCGTGCAATGTGATATGGCATTCAAGAGCCGGATTCCTCGCGTCACAACGCCAGGGGTCGATTCATGTGCCCTTTGGACTTGGCAATTCCGTGCAGCGTCCCATCGTATCAACAAATGATCCATGGACTGTGATTGTTCACGGAAGGGCAAGAAGCCTTGATGCTGAACGCATGGCCAGGCACCTGCTCATGCTCGATGAACGCGTGAAAGTGATTCTTTGGAATAACGTTGGTCCACGTGGGATGTTTGACCATGTTGCTGGACCAAGGTGTCGTGTTCTTGATGGATCACTTGATCGGAATGCGTGGCTTTCACTGGCAGCATCAGCGGGCGTCTACGTTGCCGGGAGAGCCATGGAGGGTGTTGGTCTTTGCGCCATGGAGGCAGCAGCCATGGGATGCGCCATTGCCGGACCAGAGCAAACAACAACAGGCGAATACTTCGACTCTTCGCACGGCGGTATCACCACTCCATTACGCGAAATCAGTCAAGATGGATGGCTCACCAAAAGATACGACTGGGGTATCGATTACGAATGTGCTGATACCCTTGCCTCACACATCGTAAGCGCCATGCGTCGCGGAATCGTGTGTAACCATGGTCGCGATGCAATGCAGGCTGAGAACATGGCGTCGCACGCCTTTGATTTGTACGTTGTTGAGTTTATGTCATGTCTCAAGCCGCGCGTGACGCGTGTTTTTCCGCCGTCAAGAAGACGCATTCTCTCTATTCAGACGTGTGCCTGGGGTGGACAGGGTCTTTTCGAGGCCTGGATGATTCGCGAAATGTCAAGGCGCAGTCACCTGTCTGTTTTTGCATGCAGGATGTGGATGCAAAAGTACGATAAGGCAGAACAGACGGAACATGCCGATATTTTGTCAGGATCATCGGCGAGACTGGTGGCGCCGCACTTTGATGATCTTTGTTCGGTTGATCCGGAGATTGTTGTGTTTCATTGGAATGCCTCGTTCGCCATGTTTGTCGATGAGGGACAACTTGACGAGGTAAGGCAATTTCTCGCGTCCAAGGGAAAAGCGCGAATCATAGTCATGGTTCACGAGATCTCGCCAGGGAACGTCGAGCCATGGCTCCATGACGCAGCAGACATGTTTATCTTTCCATCAGAGCACGCAATGGTTGCCCACAAACCATGGATTAAAAAACCATGCCGTGTTCTTGGGCACTTTGTTGACCAGGACATTCTCAGCTTTGAAAGAAAAACGCATCCAAGCGCTTTCACCATGGGAGTAATTGGAAGAGTGGTATGGAGTAAGCTTGATCCGGCTTACTGGACTGTTCTTGGCAAGTTTCTCGATCGCTGGCCAGGGTCCTCGATCCTGTGGCTTGGCCCATCTTCTGATGGGTACATTGAGGGTGATGCACAAGCAGCATCGACCATCAGGCCGCGTCACGTGTCGGAATTTGGACATGGCCGAATCGACGTCATTGACAGCATGACCATTGGTTTGTGCCTCATGGCTCGTCCCGAGTCATGGTGCCTCGCAGCCGTTGAAATGGTTTGTCGCGGTGTTCCAGTTGTGACCAACAGACCGGAAATCGAGGCTATTCTTGGTCCTGCATGCATCCGCGTGGATTGTCCCGAAGACCTTGGACACTTGCTTACTTCCATGGCGTCAGATGCAACAGTTCTAACGCGGCTAAAACGCGCATGTTCTGCATTTAAGCCGCGCACGTATACTGACTGGGAAACGGAGTTCCTATCAACCTGCGTCGCGACGCATCCCATGAAGTGGTCAATCGTGGTAACATGCCACAACGTTGAAGATCATATTGATGCATGTCTTGCAAGCGCCGTAGCCAATGAACCAGAGCGGATCGTTGTTGTTCTTGACGGGTGCAATGACAGAACAGAAACGGTTGTTGAACGGTATGCTGCAAACAACCCGGGGCTTTTCCACGTGATCCATTCAGCAGAAGCTCATTGCCAGGCATGGAGCCTCGCAAGGGGGTTCGAGGCTTGTCTTGGTGAACTTGTGGCCATTTTGGACGGAGATGATATGATGGTCGCAGGAGCACTTACCAGGATGTCTGTTGAGTTTGCCTCAAATCCAAATCTTGTTTTCGCATGGAGTGACCAGGTGGTTATTGATCCTCGCGGTGACCTGGTCGACGTGTCTTTTTCGTGTGACCCTGGAGAATTGACAATTCTTGATTCAGTCATGGCGGGAAAGAACACGGTGAGCCACCTCATGACTATGAGAAGGTCTGCGCTTCGCCTTATTATGCTTGATGAGGATTTGCAGGCAAGCGCGGACAAGGATCTTGCATTCAAGCTTGAGGAGATTGGGCACACGAAGTTTGTGCCAGAGAAGCTATACATCTACAAATGGATGAGACCAGGGAGCGTCACTTCGTTGCGGCGCGACTTGCAGGAGTCATGTGGACGCCTGGCTGCGTCTCGCGCAGTTGTCAGACGATCACGCCGCCATTCGTTGACGCAGGTTGTGCGCTCGTCTCCATGAATGCTCTTATGTACTTAACCGTGATCTGGGTATGCAGAATTTCAGTGGACGCGTGGTCGAGATCACCAAAATCAATGGATTGAATGTAGGCTTGTTGCATGATCCAGCTTTCAACGATATTGCCAACGCCGTCATATAGGACAAGGCGCATGTCTACAACTACATCATTCCGGTATCCCCAAAATCCTGACCCGGCCTCTTCTGGGTTATAGTGGCGCAGCAGCCATTGGTAGGCGTAAGTGTCTCCAGACACGGAGTAGAGTGTAATTTCAACAGGGTCCCACTTTGGTCGCCCGTGGTAATTCACGGTTTCCTGGATGTGGTGTGCTTCGTGATCATCAAAAGACAGTTTTGGCCTGCTGGATATCATGCAGGGCGAACCCTTTTCGTGATCGATAGAGAAACGATTCCCTGACGTTGCAGAGACGGTCATCATCCACCTGAACTTGCGCAGGAAGATCTTTTTGTCGTGGTTGATGACGCTCAGACCCATACCCATTGGAGGCACTCCTCATCCTTATGTTATCCGCCGCCGTAGAGAAATGGAAAGGAGGATCTGCGAATCGCAGACCCTCCTTGGATTTCCAACCGATGAAAAGAGACTTGCTTACCGATTGGGTTTAAACCCTGTCACTGATCAAAATACTGTGACCCACCCGTGATCATAAGTGTGACCCACTTGTGATCATAAGTGTGACCCACCCATGATCATAACCTTTGACCCACCTGTGATCATAAGTGTGACCCACCCCCCAGCGGGGACAATAGGGCTGAGGTACCGGGTCCCCGGAATCCTGAGTGATCCGGAGGATCTTTCGATGGAGTACCTGCACATGAATCTTGTTTTGGACATCCTTTCGCGATTTCGACGTGGTGAGAGTATTCGCAGTATCGGCCGTGACCTGGACCTGTGTCGCAACACGGTCCGCAAGTATGTGGAGCTGGCACGGGAGCACGGGCTGCTGGCCCCGGAGACCCCCCTGCCAGGGGCAACAGAGCTGGCGACCCGGCTTTTTGGTGACCAGGGCGGGGCTTGCCAGCGGGGCCGCCCCGCTGGCGTGGGCCTTTGGCTGGTGGCTCATCGCGACCTTCTCAAGGAGTTTCTCAAGGCGGGTGTGGATGCCCAGGTCATTCACCAGCGCCTGTGCTCGGAGCACGGTTTCACGGGAAGTTATTCAACCGTGCGGCGCCATCTTGAGAAGCTTGCCGAGAAGGATCCCGAGGCTTTTTGCCGGCTGGAGACAAAGCCAGGGGATGAGGCCCAGGTGGACTTTGGCTATGCGGGGATTCATCCTGACACGAAGGGAGTGGCCCGTAAAACATGGGTCTTTGTCATGGTGCTGAGTCATTCACGGCACCGCTATGACGAGTTCGTCCACGACCAGGGCCTTGAGACCTGGATCGGCTGCCACGAGCGTGCCTTTCGTCACTTTGGAGGGGTCCCAAGGCGGGTGGTCATCGACAACCTGAAGGCAGGGGTTGTCAGCCACGCCCTCAACGACGCCGTGCTGGCAGAGCCTTACAGGCGCCTGGCACGTCATTACGGCTTCCAAATCAGTCCAAACCGTCCCCGGACACCGCATCACAAGGGGAAGGTGGAAAGGGGGGTGGCTTACGTAAAGGGCAACTTCCTGGCGGGCAGGACCTTCACCGATTCAAAGGCCATGAACGAGGCGGTCCTTGTGTGGATACGCGAACAGGCGGGAGTACGAATCCACGGTACGACACGCCAGGCACCACTGAGGCTGTTTGAAGACCTGGAAAAAGCAGCCCTGCAACCTTTGCCAGCGGAGGATTTTGAATGGACTGGGGCGACGGTGTGCAAGGTGAACCGCGACTGCCACGTGATCGTCGACAAGGTCTATTACTCGGTGCCCCACAAGCATGTCGGAACCATGGTTGATGTCTACCTGGGAAAGAACACGGTGGAGATCTATTCCGGCCAGGACCTGCTCACAACCCACGAACGAGGCCTCGTTCCGGGAGAAAAGAAGACACGGGAGGCGCATTATCCCGAGGGCAAGCGGGCCTGGATCGAGAACCCGCCGGAGCGTTGCCTGGAGAGGGCCAGGCAGGTTGGCCCGGCGTGCCACCAGGTGGTCAGCAGGCTGCTCACCGACAGGATCCAGGACCGCATCGGGAGCGTCCACTCGCTGTTGCGACTGGGAGAAAAGCTTGGAAATGACCGGCTGGAGGCAGGCTGCCTCCGGGCCCTGCATTACGAGGACCCCAGCTATCGGCGCGTGAAGTTAATACTGGGATCCGGCCTGGACGCCTCGCCTATCCCCGAACCCACTGGCAGGGTCCTCGAGATGCAGAGCTTTCGTTTCGCACGTCCCAGCGACTCCTTTTTCCAGGGAGGCAGCCAGTGAAAACACATCCACTGCTTCCCAAACTCAAAAGCCTTCGCCTTGGTGGCATGGCGGAAACGCTGGAAGAGCGCACGCGCCTGGCAAGCGAGAAGGGCCTCTCCCCCCTGGATTTCCTGGCCATGCTTCTCGAAGACGAGATAGACAGGCGCGAGCGGGGGCGCCTGCAAAGGAGCATGCGGGAGGGGCATATTGACGAGACCCGCACCCTTGCCCGGTTTGACTTTTCCGCCTCCCCGCGAGCTCCCAAAAACCTGTTCAGTGAACTGGCCCTTTGCCGGTGGATCGAGCGGGGAGAGAACCTTTTGCTGGCTGGCCCAACGGGCACGGGCAAAACCCACCTGGCCATGGGACTGGCCTTTGAAGCCATCAAGCGGGGCCACCGGGTGCTGTGCCAGCCTGCGGGCACCCTGGCAGGCAAACTGCACGCCGCAAGGGCCGATGGGTCCTACAAGAAACTCCACGCCAGGATGGCGACCTGTGACCTGCTCGTCCTCGATGACTTTGGTCTCACGCCACTCACCCCCCAGGGAGCCGAGGACCTTTACAACCTGGTCTGTGAACGCTACGAAAGGCGCTCCATCTTGCTGACCAGCAATCGGGCACCAGAAGAATGGGCCGGTGTTTTTGGCAATCCCCTGATGGCCTCAGCGGCCCTCGACAGGCTCACCCACCACAGCCACCTGGTGATCCTGGATGGGGAAAGCTACCGGCAAAGGGAGAGAAAAACCAGGTAAGGTGAAAGGGGGTCGGATAACCCTTCACCACTGGTCCAGTGACACCCATTTGGAGTCCGAAACGTGGACCCGGAAAAGGAGAAAAACAAAAGCAGCCTTTTAAGGAAAAAACCCCGGTTTACAGCCCTGGAATTCTCGCGCAAGGTGGGGCACAAGAGGATCATGGGTGGGTCAAACCTTATGAAAACAGGTGGGTCAAATGATGTGATCATTGACAAACCCAGAATCACCATCGAAACCAGCAATGCTGTTAGCGCTTTCGGTGCCTGCGGCCGCTGTTCCGCCTTTCAAATCAACATGTGCATTCTGATAACGCAAAGTGATTTCGATGGTGGCGTTTTCGGTGGCTGCGTAATCAAGGTCACCCCAATTGATTGTCTGGACCCATGCATTGTACAAGGTCCAAACTTCCATGGCTTTGCCTGTTCCATTCCACATGACGAGAAGGGCGTCTTGACGATTGTAGCCGTGTGGATCTGACATCTCTCCGGATTTCGCAGGATTACCGAAGATGTAGATGGATCTCACCCAATCACGAATAGCTGCGTCGGCTCCGTTTCCAGTGCCATTTGCGAAGTCAATCAGTGTAAGGGAAATCGGGTCCCATGTCGGCTTCGCGGGGATGTAGTCCTTCTCATTGAGGAAGTTGAGTTCCGTTTCCTCAAAGGTCAGGTTAGGTCTCGCCGCGATGGTACACATGATTGGCGAAATCTTTGGAATCTTGTTACCGGCTTGCATGATACCGGCGAATTGAATTGTCCAGCGATAGCGCCTCTTGATCTGCGCATCGTGGGCGAGGTAGGTGCCGATGCCCATTCCCATTGTGGTGTCCATCCTTTCTATCGGTTGAAATCGATCCTGTCCAGATTACCTATGCGCCTGACATCACCTGACCCGCGTCGGGACAGGGCCAATGGCCGAGTTCTCAAACGAACCGGTGCGATGCAGGGTGAAGGTGATGAAGATGAATTCGGCTGCCTTTGTGGGCTGGATGCCGATCCTGGCGCGAAGCTCGTTGCGATCGACAACCTCATCCGTGTTCAGCGTCTCGTCGCAGATGACGATGTGCGCATAAGCACCGCGATTTGTCTCGATGGTCGACATAATACCGTCGGCCAGCTTGATGAACTCTTGGCGCAGAATGAAGTCGTGCGGTTCGAAAATAAGGAATCGCGCACGTTGACGCATCGTCTTCTCGGCGTATAGAAGCATGCGCCGGACATTAACGCGATCAAGGGCAGTCGGGAAACGCTGGAGTGTCTTCTGGCCGAAAATCGTTGGTCCTTCAACGGGGAAGTCAACGATGCAGTTCACCGCGTTATCGTCAGCATACAGGGTGTCGCGGACGCTCTGGTAGGGGAGCATCTCGGTTTCGATTACCCAGTCCATGATGGCCCTGCGAAGACCGGCGGGTGCAATCCACGGCCACGAGATGGAGTCCGTGCGAGCATAAATGGCAAGAACAGAACCAGAAGGCGGCATCCAAACATCAATGCCGTTATAAGGGTCCGTAATCTTGAGCCACGGCCAATAGAGTGCACCATAGCTGCTGTTGAACTTGACCGTGTTGAGGGGGTGCTGACCATTGTGCCACTTTTTCACTTCAAGCGGCGTCATGCCAAACGGCGGATCCACAATGAACATGCAGTCGAGCCGAATTTCCTCGCAAATCAGCTTCATGGTGCTGATGACACTCGTGGTCGAGACACCTGGTACCGCGACAAGGTCGATATCGATCGCTTCGGGTTCTGCCAGCGAATAAAGACCGGTGCCGCGAACAGGGTCACCTGAGAGAAGAGCTGCCTGATCCTCGGGTGTCGCCGGGATACCATCGGTACCAGCCTGCGGGTCAGTCAGTACTGTGCTGCCGATGGTGTAACGCCCATCCCTCGGCAGATCTTCAACGCCGATCTCGTCTTCCACGGCGATGTAGTCCGAGAAGCCGTTGATGTAGCGTTCGATGTAGTAGATGTCGTCCTGGTTATCCTGGTCTTTGTGCAGGCCAACGAAATTCTCGACGTTGACTCCGCGATGCCAGACCTTGATATCGATCTTTGATGTTTCGTTGTTGACGGAGATATCAACTTCGGTGTGGTTGCCTTCGGTGCCAGGGGTAGCCGCGAAGATGCGCATCGTGTTGAGAGGAATGGGTGTGTCGTAATTGATGCCATACACCGAAGAAGCGAGCAGCTTGCTGGCCGAGGGGCTGCAGATACTGGTGCTTGAATCCTCGAAAGCCGGATCTTGTGTTCCAATCTCAATGATGTTATCGAGACCAAGGATGGTAAGCGCTGTGGAAGTCGGGCGAACCAGCAGTTTCGCATCGGCACCAGTCAGCCACCAAGCTGTTGTTGGCGTAAGCGGTGCTGCCTCGGTTGGATACGTGTCAGCGTAGCCGGCGTGAATTTCGACCTGGTCACCATTGGCGGCAAACCAGAAACCTTGCGGGCTGTTCATCACGGTCCCGACAGAACCAACGTGGACGCCGTTGAGGAAGTCGACGAGTTCTTGTGTTGTGGCGACGTTGAAATTCGCACCATCTTCGGTCATGGGCAGCTTGATCACCTGCGCGGCTCCGTCCACGGCAGGATCGCCGGTTCCGAAGACTACAACTTCCAGGCGCAGGTTCATGTAGCCAGTCAGGTTCCAGACGCCAGGCACCGATGAATTGAAGCTAGATGCTGTTCCAAGCTTGGCCACCACGTCCATCGATTGGCCAAAGTTGAGAGGCCACCCAGTGTCCACATTGTTTGATTCAACACCAACAACACCGTCGTTGTAGATGTTCATTCTCGTCGAGACCAGCTCCAGCGTGCTGTCGGGGCCGTTGATCCGAGACCTGATGACGAGGCGTGCGGATGTTCCGGTACCGCAGTGGGTGATCTCAAAACCATCGTCTTCTGTAATCTGGGCAGCGAGGATACTTTCGAGCGAAGTTGCGCTGACACCACCGGCGTTGGTCAGGCTGGTGAAAACAATGTCTGCAGGAATACGCAGTTCACGCACGTAACTCGTGCGATTACTGCGCAGCCTGATAAACCTGTCGCTCGCAAGGACAAGCATCGTGCCGCCCCACGATCCTTCATCCACGCCGCTGACAAGTGTGGCGTGATTACCGCCACTTGGAATGTCAACCCAGGCCGTCCTGGCGAAATCCGCAGAACCCTCGTCATCTTGTCCGGCGCGGACAATAACGAGATCTCCGCCCTCGCGCAGGTACTGGATGGCCGAGTAGATCAGGAAGCTGTCAATGTCTGGGTTCGGCGTGCCGAAGATTCTGAACAGTTCCTCGGTGTTACCGATCCGCGTTGGAACATTGATCGGACCCTTACTGGCGAAACCGACCAAAGCTGTCTTATTCAGGCTGATGCCATTGTCGTACGCGGAGAAATCCTGCTCCATGATACGGACGCTTGGACTGATCTTCCTGGAAGATGGGAAAGAGGTTGCCATCGCTCGTTGCCTTTCGTCATCGCTGGTGGTGGAGACTTGCCGGTCTCTCCGAGCTTGGATGCTTTTTTTATCCCCGCGCACACAGCAGGATCCAGCTCATGGCTATCTAGCCACCAGGCGACGAAAAACACGTTCCAGGGTCATTCTTCTGATTCGGGTAACATGGAAACATCGATAACGGAAGGTTTGCGCTGGGCAGCCAGGAGCCAGACATAGTCGGTCATCCTGGTCCCTTCGACCACGATCTCTTCCTTGCGTTTAAGGATCATTGTCTGAAGACGGTTAAACCCTGGTTCCTGCAACGTGATCTGGATAGGGCCGAACGTCTTGTTCCTGATTCGATACTTGGCATAAGGCTGGGTAACCGGGATGGAGATATGTCTCTCCTCCACGTACTTGCGATCTTCCTGGTGCGGTTGCTGGGTCATGTGAGTCCTCCTGTTGATCGATGTGCCATCAACCAGTAGGACGTTTAACAGTTATTTCTCCCGCGCTCTGGAAAGAACCAAGTCTTCGTGGATCACCCACTCCGAAATCGATAACGACTTTGTGAACGGTTTTTGCACGCCTGACTGGCTGTGGAATGTAGCTCTTGGCAGTCATGCTGATCACGGCGCGGTAAAGGTGGACTTTCTCCGCATCGCGATCTTCAGAGAAGTTCGTTGTGCATCCATCGAAAATCACCTGTGTCGTGAGCGGGCTACTGCCAAGCCTGATCTCAATTGTTGACGAAAACCGCTGAAGCGCGATCTCCAAAAGCTGGTTCATGTCCTCCACGTACCGAGTGTGGATGGTGAACTGGTAGCCGCGATCAACCGGGATACCGGTAGCTTCGCCGAAGATCACGTCATCCTCTCGTTTCTCGCTTCCACCGAATCGCCACCACTTGGCTTCGTGGTACACGTAACGCGAAAGATCGATCGAGATGTCATCAGTTGGCTGGACGGCACAAATTGGAAGCCTGACACGTTTGTACCGGGCAGGATCTTGCGCAGTTGTTTCACCAAAAATCGCGTAGGCAATCTTTTCCTGCGTACCAAAGATGGTGGGCACGCGGAGCGGAACCTCTGATTGATCAAGAATCTCCATGTCAGAGAAAACAAGGACGATAGCCCTGTCGAGCCGCGTGAAAAACCGCTCGTACCGCCGCAGGTGCGCAGGATCAAAAGAACTCTGTGCCAGCAGGCCGTGCTGGATACCAGACGTCTCCAGGCGGATGTCGTTTTTGTCTGGCGTCGGAAGCGGTGGTATTTTTCCTTCGGTCATCTCACCTCACTCTGTACGGTCCATGACCGCGTTCCTGGGATTCGCGTCCTTGCATTGTCGGAGATGGATCAGAGATTGTGGACTGGTACTTTTGGGCAATCAGGACAAGGCGGTGCCTGCCCCACATCTTCCTGTCCTCACCTTCCGTGTTTACCTCGCGGTTGGTGATTTCCCAAAACACGCCATCGATACAAGTCTTGATAAGGCTGCCAATGCGCGGCATCTCGCCAACCACTTCGAGGAATTCCTGCCGATTGAAACTGAATCTTGTGATCTCGTCAGACGAGAAACCTCCTCCGCCAGTCATAAACATCCACTCGGGTGGGACTGGTTCCCAGACGGACTTTAGCGTGTGGACTTTCTGGGCGAACACCTTCTGGCGCTGCTCCATGTAAAACTCGTCCACGTTACCATCAACAACGACGCGGTAGTATTCAACCGGAGAACCACCTTTGTCGATGGCCTCCTGGTCGATGGAGTCCATCAGGGCATGATCGGGATTGGACGGATCGAACTGGTCATTTGTCACGCAATCAACGTTGTATGGAGTTCCATCCTGGTTTCTGATCATTTCCTCATCCTCCTCCTCGGCGAGCTTTTCCACTTTCCCGGCAAGATCGAGCCTGTTGTCGGTTGGCGTGGGCCGTACCACGTCGACAACACCGAAGTTCTCTTTGTTCCACCACGTCCCAGATGAGAACCATCGTCCAAGATCCTGCCCGGTCATCAGTGGGTTCGGTCCCTTCACGCGGTAATTTGCGCCATTTCGATCACGGATCATGAAAATTACCCAACGATTGGGAGCATATGGTCGTGACCCCACTTATAAAGGGCCTGTTCCTCAAGCTTGGCTTTATCCTCTCTCGATTCGGACAGTAGCGCTTGTCCGTCAAGCGTCACACCACCACCCGGAGAGACATATCGGTCGTACTTCGACCTGACTCTGCCCAGGATTTCCTTGGCGTGGGCAAGTGCCCAGTCCTTCATCCACGAATAGACATCTGGCCAGTCTCGCTTTCGCTGGAGATACTGAACGGCAACGCCAACAGTGCCACGCGGCGTTGGGTACAGGAAAATGGTGTTGTTTGCAGCCATCTCCCAGCTTGGTTCATTTCCAGCAACACGAGCGAAAAGTTCCTGGTACTGAAGTGCAAGGAACCATTCGCCCACGTTCGCATGAAGGTAGTTGCCACCAGCGTAAGCACCTGTGCCGTAGCCGATCCTGCCAAAACCGTATGGACCACCACCAAAAGCAGCCGCCGGGTAATAGAAGGAACCAACAAACGGGATCGCGAGACCATCAACGCCAAGGCTGATCATGCCAGGACCACCACATATAGCTGACCTGAAATCGACGCGCTTGATGATGCCAATGTCACACGGGAGCTTGTACCTTGGAACACCCGGGACAGTGTTGAAGTAATAAACGTCATAATCGGCCTTGGACGCATGTTCCTCAAAACGTTTCATGGCTTCATCGACACACAACGTGAGCTGTTGCCGATCAAGTTCCACGCGAACCATCGGAGCACCGAGGCTGAGCAGGACGTAATCAGCAATCTCTTCACGCGCCGCCTCACGTCTCGGACGTTCACTCAGGCACGATTCATCCTGGTAATGCGTGAAGCTCTGCGATTCTGGCAGAATGGCGCGATCACCACCATCTCCGACAATGTAACCATCGGTAAACGGACCACATGCAGGTGCTGGGGAAGTCATAAGCGCGCGCCTGCTTTCACAAGCCTGAAGAAACCTGATGGTTCTTCAGACAATGATCGGTGGTCATTTCAACCACCTGCGATCTCCCAAGAGACCGACGCCCCAGAGCAGTTATACGGGACGGTTTGCCAGCGGGTTCGTTACGCCCACCCTGGGACTTGTGCCGTGGTTTTGAACCCGGTGTCAGTCCTGGATCCGTGAGGTCGGCTTGTGCTCCCTTCTTGAGGAAATTTCCTTCCAGGAGCCACAGCATGGCCTTGTTGCTGACCGAGTCAGAACGTCTTCTTCCTTCAAGGTTCCAACGCCCATCTCGGACGCCAGGACATGCCGTGAAATCTTTGCGTTCAAGGATTCCCATACC